CTGGGATCGCCAGCTATTGTTCGAATAGTGTGGCCTCGAATTGCTTTATATTCAGCCATGGCCTATTTATCCTTTAATAGCCAGCCTTGAGTACTATCTGTAAATACCAATGTAAAGGCAGCTCTTTCTGTTGCTACTGTTAAGTCGTCTGTTGATGCGTGAATTTTTTCTGAACCATCAGCAGCAACTGTAATATTGTTGGAATCAGCTGTTCCTGCATAATCAATAATTGAAACTTCATCTCCAATTGTTCCTGCAGGAAGAGTAATTGTAATTGCTGCAGAAGTTGTATTAACAAAAACACCTTGTCCTGCTGCTGCTGTAAAGTCTCCTGTTTTAACAGCTTGCCAAGAAGTTCCACCACCGATGTAAGTCTTCATATCAGAAGCTGGAATTTGTTTAGTTGTAGTTCCGTCTATAATAATTAAAGCATCAGCATCCACTACTGTAATAGAAGATGTAGATTTAGCCGAACCATCCAATAAAGTTAATTCTGCTGCTGTAGAGCCAACAGTTGTTCCACCAAGTGAAAAAGTTCCACTTATATCACAAGTCCCGTTAATATCTATCGCTGTTGCTGTTAAATCTATTTCGTCAGTTGCACCAAGAGCTAATATAGCATTACTAGATCCCTGTATAAATTGACTTGCATCATTAAAGCAAAGTTTGTTTGTTGAATTTAAAGTTAAACCTGTTCCATCTGTATGAGTTAAAGTTGTATCTGAATCTGCACCAAAACTTAATACAGCAGAATCACTTAATAATTTAACATCATCACCAAATACAGCATCTTTTGCTATAGATAATCCACCATCTGTTTGTATGAACCATCTGTTGTAGAAGTTGCTTCAGTTGTATCATCTGTTTTTACAATACCACTAGCTGTTATTGTGGTAGCTGTTAATGCTTTTGCAGCAATTGTGCTACCTGATTGCGCAGTAAAAGTATTTGCTGTAAATTGAAAATCATCAGCGCCTGCAATTTTAATATCTATTTGATCGTCTGTATCTGCTGTAATGCTTGTATCAGCATCAGCATCTAAAATTAATTCATTACCATCTAAGTCATGTCCTGCAGTAGATCCAATACCTGAATCAACCAAATTTGGATTAGAGGCATGATCAGCAGCAGCATAAAGAAGTTTTGTTCCTTTATCTGTTGCTGCAAAAGTAACACTAGATCCTGAACCAGAAACATATTTAAATTGAACAGTGTAAGCACCAGATGTACCATTAACTACAATATACATCTGTTGAACATCCAAAGGAATTGTTACAATTTGGTTTCCAGTAATTGTACCTGTAAATTTTATAACTCTATGCCCAAGAACGGCACCTGTTGATCCATCAGAAACAGATAGTGTTGTTGTATCAGCTCCACCCGCAATGTCTTGTTCAGTATAACCACCAGAAATTTGTTCTATAATTTGTAAATTGGTATTGGTTGTTGATCCCCATGTACCGGCGTTCTCGCCAGTTGTCATTAATTCTGTACCAAGACCTGTAAAACTTGATGCCATTAAGCGCTCCCTACAAATACTTCAACATCACATGATGCTGTATCTGTATCTACTGTAATATCTACTAAGTCAGAAAGACCTGACGCTAAAGCGGATCCTGCCGCTTTCATTGTATCTACAACGCCACCGCTATTATCCCCTGGATAAATAAACGAGTGACCTGCATCTACTTTCATTCTAAATTCTGTGTTATCTTCATCTCTAAAAGTTAACATAATATGATTTGATGAATCTAAATTTGTAATTCTAATATATCGTACATCACCATCATCAAACATTCCTGCAACATAACCAACTTTATTAGCAGACACACCTACACCACTAATTGCTGATATAAATCCTATAAGACCGCATTCTGTTGTTGATGCGGTTACAACTCTTTTTACAACTTCATTGACACTGGAAATATCTAAAGATCTTTCCGATCCATAATCTATGTTGTTGAGAGTGATTGCTTCTTTGATAGTTGTTGTTAGTGTTGCCATATTTTAATCCTTACGGTGTCTGAGACTGAACGGGTATACGTGGTTCACCGTCCGTATAGTCGTCTCGTCTTCTTCTACCTAATTGTTCTCCACCGAATTTTTGTACTTCGGTTTGATACTTTTGTTCATATAATTGTAGCATATCCATTGGGCCTTTTAAATAACTAAATGCTTCCACTAGACATGCATATAAAAGTCCATTTCCAAAATTTAGACTTAAATAAGTTGTCGTATTTGCCGAACTTAATCCTACCGGTCTAGCATTGTAATGAATTTTGTACATAAAAGCTGAGCTCGGTGTTGGCACAATGGTAATTCGTCCTGAAGACGTTGCTCCAGTTCCTTCTGCTCCACCTGACATGGCGTAATATTTTGGCGTTCCTGTTGTCGTTTCAGCAGCATCGTATTCTCTAAGATAGCTAATATCTTTCTTAATCAAGAAGCTATTGGCTCCTGTTGCAGCTGTCGTTGACGTATAAACTTGAAGATCTCTAATAAATAATGTTCCAGCAGGAGCATAAACATTATCTTTTGAAGCAGTTAAATTGCCTATCATTTCTTTTCGATCGGCATCAATAGGAATTTCTCTCTGTATTCTAAGTTCAGAGTTATCAATAAATTGATCCGTAATCGTACTTGATAGGACACCAGTTCCTACTTCTGTATAATTTAAAATTGCTGTTGTAAGTGTTGAGTATGTAAATCCTGCCATATTAATCCTCTAAAGTTGCCGGTCCAGCCGTGCAATTGCTGCCTCCTCCTGATACTCCTCCACTTGTAGCAGTGTTAGTATCTACAGTAAAGTAGTAGAAATCATCGGTTGCTGTTACATCACCAGAAGAATCTCTTTTTCCAACGGTAATCGAGTAGCCAGCAGATTTTGCAATATTCGATCCTGTAATACCATCAAAATTTTGTGGATTATTAAATGATGCAGAAGTAGAAGGTGGTCCTCTAAATCTAACAGTATCACTTGTTGATCTTCCGTGTCTTTTTTCAAAAACATTTATAATACCGGATCCCGCTGAAATTGTTTCAAAAGGATTAGGTCCTAGTATTGTAACCACAGTCTCTTCAGTTCTTCCCGGTCTTGCATTTCTTAAACCATGTCCTTCGGCGCCAAATCCTCGTGGTTCTAATTGAGGATGTTTTGCTTCATATTCTGATTTATGAACAAACATACCATTCCATTCTCTAATCATTTCATTATAGGGGAATTCCATTCCACTTCTATCTGATATCGCTTTAGCGTATTTTCCTCTTACAAATGCCATAATTATCCACTCGGGTAATAAGACTCCGGAGTTATATAAGTGCTTGTAGAAGATCCATCTTCTGCCAAAGCCCTTTTTAATTCGTCTTCGTATAATAATTTTAATTCTTGAACTCTTTGAGGTGCGTATTTCTGTGCTAAATAAAAGGATAGTCCTGACGCCATGCAAGGCACAAAACGATAAGGTACATCTGTTGCATCCGTATAAGTCGAATCAGCATCTTGAATTCTTTTTACAAAATAAATATGCATGTCTTTTGATGCATTAGAAGAATCTGCCGTTGGATAAACAGTTATAGTAGTTTTATCAATAAGTCTTTGAACAAAATATCTAGAAGGAGTTCCTTTAGAATCTTTATTGGCTAATGCTTGATACGTGGAACGATCAATTTTAGTCATTGAAACATCCGTAGGAGTTGTTAATTGATCTCTGTAAACTACTTCTAAAATATCCGTAGCATTATAGAAATAAGAAGCCGTATCTTGAATAGTTGCAGGATTAGCTGTGCTTCCATCTCGAACCGTAGAGTCAAAATAAATATCGTAAATAGTCTGACCTTCGGTTAATTTAATACTTTCATTACCAATTTCCCAATAGTGCAATCCTCGATTGCCCCATTCAGATAATAATAGATTTAATGAACGTCGTGCACTCTTAAGATCATAACCCGCACGGGCCTGACCCCCGCATCTTTCAAATGCATCTTCAATAATTTCTTCAATCGACAAATTAAATGCGACTGTGCCAGATGTTGCCATCTATCCTCCTATTGCCAAATAATTGCTACAGAAGCCGTTGCTGCCGTGAAATTAATATACAATCCACCAGCACTTCTAATACCATTAGCTGCAATATATTCTTGATATAGATCTCCTGCCGCAGTCCCACCTTTATGTGAATAAATTAGATTAGCAGCTACTGCTGAAGAACCACTATAAATTTCTACATTACATGTAGTTCCGCTTGGATTGATAGTTACACCTTTTAGATAGCAAACACCTTCGACTACTGTTGAACTACCAGTGTATGTTTTAAGTGTAGCACTAGCTTCTGTATAGAACTGTTTTACGCCTGTTGGGCTCATATTTTTCTCCTAATTATTGTGAGCTCCCGAAGGAGCTCACATTATTTTATTAAGCTAGGTTAATGTTTTGTTGATACAGAACAGTCAATCTAACTTCACCAGAACTTGTTGCTGCTGAGTTAGACACATTCATTCTGACATCACTAGTTCCAACATCTTCCCAAACAGAAGCTCCGCCAGCGTCAGTTGTTGGGTAGTGTCTACCCGCAGTTGTTCCAATTGTGTAAGTATTTACATATTGAACTGCTGATCCGCCAACCTGACCCACACTGATATCTGTTGTACCACTTGCTGCAGTGATAACATCAAAAACGATATCAATTAGTTGTGAATTTGCTGGAATGATCATATCTGTTGCTGTCGCTGTGAATACTCCGCTTGACAGGTCAAGAGATGTAGTTTGTGCCATTACAACTTGGCCGGTATTTTTCATATCCGTTCCAACTGTAGTACCAGTAGTGTTTGAAATCGTTCCCGCTTTTATCGGTCCCGAAAATGTAGTTGTTGCCATAATTATAATCCTCCTAGATTATGTAGATCTAGTCTCTAGGCCGTCGACTATACGCGTCTAGATCTAATTAATAATTGTATAGTAAGGAATTTATAACGCAGATTTTCGTATAGCGCAAGGTATCTTGTAGTGAAAAGTTGATTTTGGTGATAGCGCTTAAGTGGCTATCGAAACTTCGGCCTTGATCTCGTTTA